TATCGCTAAGAGTCCATATGCCTGATGCAGGATACTGCGGCATTAGCTAATCTCTTCGTAAGAACAAACTGCTTCTAGGTCAGATGCGGCATTCGCAGTGATACGCAATGCGTCACCTTCTTCTAGGTAGATAGCTTTACTGATGACATCTACAGTAGCATCAGCAGGGACTACGAGAGTTTTAACGATGTGATATGCGACAGAGCTACGGAATATGTCAATGTTGACTTCAGCGTCGTTTGTACCGTCTACGTTAGATACGTAGAGTGCATTCACTTTAAATACCTTACCACTTGCGGCAGAGTTAGTGACAATCGCAGTAGCGGATGTACCGACTGCCTGCACTGCTGTCTTACCTGTAATGGTAGTTACGTTTACAATATTAGGGGCGGCCATTTAAACTTCCTCTTATCCACCAAAAACAATGCTCATGGCTATTGCTTTACCTGTTGAAGCCAATCCAGTTCCGTTGACTGTTACGTCTTTATTAAAATCAAATGAGTCAGACGCATTATCATACGTCAGTGTAGCGTTAGCACCATCAATAGTTAATCCTGCACCATCTGCAGTAGCCGCATCGGCGGCACCTGAAGCTAAGACAATGTTCTTATCATCTACAGTGAGCGTAGTTGAATTGATTGTTGTAGTCGTGCCATCAACCTGTAGATTACCAGCGATGATTAAAGTACCTGTGTCATCTCCGTGTGTCGCAGGATCAATGGTAAATGATGCAGGGCCACGCAAATAGCCAGAGAGTGTTAAGTTAGTACCTGCCACATCACCAGTGAATGTCGTACCAGATGGTTGTACGTAACGTGCATCAGACTGTGACTTAGTGTAAACATCCGCTAGTTCAAATACACCAAATGCAACAATGTCTACGATATCACCAGCAGTAGCACCTGTAGTTAATACGACTGTTGTTCCGTCTGTCGCTGTAAAGTCCGTGCCAGCAACGAGCTTAACACCATTAAGGTACACGTCAATGAAGCCAGCGTCGTATGTTGCAGAGAAGTCAGTCTGACCGCCGGTTGCAGTGTACGTCTGTCTTTCAGATGTACCATTAACAGATGAACCTGCCGGTGTCCACGCAGAACCTGTGTATACGAACATCGTATTGGATGTTGTGTTAAAGTACAGTGCGCCTGTTATCAGCGCATCGCCATCATTATCCAAAGTAGGCGCAGATGACTTAGCACCTAAATAACGGTCATCAAACTGGTCATACAAGCTCTCTACATTAGACTCTACACCTGCAATAGATGTCGCACTGTCTTCAGCTTTAGCCGCATAGTGAAGTGCTGAGAACCCTGTAGTGACTCCATCAGCTAATGTAAACTGAGAGTCTTCTGGGTTAATTGCTAACTTTTCAGCGTCAGCGGCACTATCAGCGGCATCTGAGGCAGACTGTGCGGCTGACTGACCTGAGCCTAAGATACCATCCACATAACCTTTACGAGTTAAGTCATCATCCGATGTAGGTGTTGCAGATGATGTCACCTTGTTAGTACCCATCAAGATGTTACCAGTCATGGTTCCACCTGAGAGATTCAACTTAGTTGCATCCTGAGTATCTACATAAGCCTTACGAGTAAGATCTGAATCTACCGTAGGTGTAGCAGATGATGTAACTTTGTTAGCACCCATTGTGAGGTCACCAGTCATGGTGCCGCCAGCGAGGTCTAGCTTGAGATCATCCTGTGTGTCTACGTATGTTTTAGTGGCCGCATCCTGTGCGAGTGTAGGATCACCTAATCCTGTAATCTTATTCGTACCCATGGCGATAGCACCTGACATGGTACCACCCGCTAGTGGGAGTTTAGTTGCAATAGAATCAGTTACAGTGGTAGAAAAATTAGCGTCATCACCTAATGCCGCCGCAAGCTCATTGAGAGTATCTAAAGCGGCAGGTGCTGAATCTACAAGGTTAGATACAGATGTATCAACGTACAGCTTAGTAGCCGCATCAGTGTCAGCAGTTGGTGTGCCTAAGCCGGTGATCTTGTTAGTGCCCATTGCGATGGCACCAGACATTGTGCCACCTGCAAGATCTAATTTCAGATCATCCGCATCATCAACGTAGTCTTTGGGTGCGGCATCTTTATCGTTAGTAGGTGTAGCTAGGTTCTGAATGGTAGCTGTCGTGCCAGCATCCATGTTTAACGTACCTGAAATAGTTACGTTAGAAAATGTTGAAGTACCCGATGAAGTGACATCACCAGTTAAATCGCCAGTAACGTCTCCAGTAACATTGCCAGTCACGTTACCTGTAACATTACCAGTTACATCGCCTGTGACATCGCCCACAAAACCTGCAGTTGCAGTGACTGTCGTACCTTTAACGACAGCAGGTGTACTGTTACCAACTGTAGTGCCGTCAATCGTACCACCGTTAATGTCTACATTTGTGCCGAGTGTAGCCGCACCTGAGTCTACAGTTAAACCTGCAAATGTACCTGCGGCAGGAGTAGAGGCACCGATGATTGTACCGTCAATGTTACCGCCAGTGATCGTGACAGCCGCTGAGACAAGTGCATCAATGTTTGCAGTACCGTCTATCCAGAGATTCTTAAACTCCGCTCCTGAGGCACCAAGGTCAATGTCATCGTCAGTGACAGGGACAATAGCTCCATCTTGGATACGAATCTGCTCAACAGGAGAACCAGATACTTCAGTAAAGATGGATACACGATTATTGTCAGTGTCTACGACAACTTTGTTGTTACCATCAGTATCAGCAATGAGGGGAATGTACGCACCCTCAGTGCTAGAACCATCATGTTTATGTCCGCCAGAAAACTGAAATGCATCACGAATCGCATTGTATTCAGCGTTAATAGGTGCCGCACGGACCGTAGCCCCTGCAATAATTTCTGCACTGGATTGTCTAGTATATCCTGCCATATGTTTACCTGCGGTCTCCAACCCCGAATAACAAAACCAAGCCTTGGATTGAGTGGCTAGGATTCGTGTCGTTAGTTACGTATTTTACTGCGAGTGATGTTCCAGATCCTGAGATGTTAGTCTTCAAGATAGGTGATGGGTTACCATCGTAAATAATACCTGCGTTATCGTAGATGGCTTCGTTAAAGAATGCCGCCGCACCTTCGGTTGTCAGATTAAAATCTGTAGGGTTAGATACGAACTCATCCTCGTAATCATATACAAGGCCCATTACGATGTTTGCAGTACCCTCAGAACGAAGGTATGTTGAAACTTTTAAGAAGTTCTTGCGAAGTTCAGGATCACCCATGTGGAAGTACGGAGTCTGAAACAGACTAAATATTTCCGTACCGTCAAAGCTAGTGCCTAGCTCTTGTCTGTGTACATCTCCGGATGAATCACCATGAATGACAAACTCATTCTGTCCGATGTAACCTGAGTCAGCACATGTAGCTGAGATGCCTAAGATCTGACCGAACTCAAATCCAATGCCGCCTTCACGTCCCTGACGCAATCCCCCGATTATACCAGATGCTTCCGAAGCACCCAAGAAGATCCTGAATTGAGACTTCTGCCGAATGACAACAGAGTTTAAGTTATCTAAGTCGTAGTTCAGTGCAATGTCATTAACAATGCTCTGCACATTCTTTGATATAGTTTCTAACTCAACGTCACCGATTCTGTCTGTCGCTGAAATTGGACGCAGACCATCCGGTCCCATGAAGAGTAGATCACCACCAATCTCAATAACGGAGTCTGATGCGACACACCCTAAGTTCTGTGTAACTTCCTGCAGGGCGAAATCAGCAACATTATTACCAACCAACTTCTTGATATTGTTCGTGCCGAATATGAATAGCTCATTTCGGAATACTTTGATTTGAATAACATCAAAGCCTACATTGATAACGCCCGCACCATTGGCTGGACTGAAATCAGACTCACTAAGCGGTGCTGAAAAATAAACATTGTATGGATCAGTTGAGTCGCCAGCTAAGAAAATGTGAGACTGGAACTCAGTAGCATACTTAGGCGCATCAGGAGCGTTTGTGTCGGTTACTTGTGTGTACGTAGTACCATCGTAGTATGCGGCTGGATTAATCCCGTCTACAAGCAGTAAGCGAGGCTCAGACCAGTTATACTTGACGAATCGTACTTTGTTAGCGTCTACCATCGTGGCATTGCCGCCAGATGAGATGGCAACCCATGCTTCTGTCGAGTTATCCCAATAATAGAAATAATCGTCAGCTACAGTCTCAGGTGCTCTACATGCGAAGATGCCGTCATTGATACCATTCGCTACGCATACACCAAGTGCCTTACCAGTGCCGGGTAAATTAGGATACGAGTTAGTGTAGCCACTAATTTTACGATAACCACCCGTCAGTGATGGCTCATAGTTGATTAGTCGTGTTGCAGTACCCGGCTGAAACTCACCCTGTGATAGCAAGTCTTTGTTTGTATTAAGACCACCCTCACAATATACTTTGAATATCTGAAGATTATCAGCCATTAATTGGGCCTACCAATGTCGAGGTAAAGCCAACAGATGGAATGTAAGTAGAACGTACGTATAAGTTATCGTCATTCAACAAGCGGCGCATCATGCGAATGCCATCGTCAAATGCTTGCTGATGTACCATCGCACTCTGTTCGTTAGAGCGGAAACGCATCATGTACATCATCGCACCGTCAATGATTACATGCTTAAACCGGTCAGGGATGACTGTCACATCATCGAATGCGACAAGGTCAGTAGGATATGACCAATACTTAAATTCAATTTCGTATGCGTCATCAGGTAATGGGTGCACACCAAACTTCTCTTCTTGTGTTTGGTAGATGACATTTGGAGTAGTATAATCGCCACTCTCTGCAGTCTCATCAATGTAGCGGTAGCGCTCTAAGTACTCCGCATATGATACGACATCCATCTTGATAGGCTGATTGTTCTTACTTGCAAGTTGCTTCAAGTAAAAAGATTCCCAATCGACTGATGACACATCGTTAGGGAAATCGTATGTGCCAGTTCCTGCTACGAGGGTTTCAGTGTGGGTTGCTAAAGTAAAGGGCCACTCTTGAGCGGACTGTAAGATACGACGAACTGAACTATTGACTGCATCCTTTGCGAGAGCCTGCACGTTGCGAACAGTAGCAAAGTCTTCTTGGTCAATGGTTACTTCGTTAGTGCGACGAAGAAGCTCATTCGTAAGATTAAGAAAGGTAGACATTTACTTTAAGAACCTCATAAGAGAGAAAGGGGGCCATGAAGACCCCCTGTGCTCATTTAGGCGAGTTGGTCACGGTCAACTTCGTCTGCTTGACCCATGTCGTTAACGTCTGCGACGATAGCGAATACACGAGCTTCAACAGCCGTAGGAGTACCTGTAACTGTAGCTACTACCTGAAGAACATCTTCAGCGGCAGTTACTGATGTACCGTCAGCGCCATAGAACTTAGTGTTAGCCGTAGCCGCATCCAAGTCCAAGTCATTAGCGATAACAGTAGTATCAGTTTCTAACTGAAGGTCTACAGTGTAAGTATCAACATCACCGGGTGCGCCTAGAATTTCTAAGCCAGCTCCGATGACAACAGTGCCTGCAGGTACAGTGATAGCATCGACTGATCCTGCATTTGCTACTGGAAGTGTAACAACAGCCTCAACGACTTGTGCTACACCACGTCCTGTTGGTGATTGTGCCATGATAAAATCCTCCTATTAATAGCCAGTTTGGTAACGAGCAACGACGATACCTTCTGGACGAAGAATCTTACGACCATACAGGTGCATACCACGAACGATGTCAGCGAAGCTGTCAGGGTCACGGTAAGTCTCAGTCTTGTTGATCTGCTGAGCAGTAGCAACTGCTGAGTCATGACCTGCAGTGAGGATGCCCATGTTAGTGGCGCTTGGAGTAGTCGAAGCTACCGCAGGACCAGTACCAAGAGCTGGCATGTTGTTAGAAACGTATACACGGAAGCCGTGCAAGTTGTTAATAACAAGACCGTTCTGAAGTCCAGAACCACCGAAGTCAGAGTTGAAGAGACGAGAATCTTCGTCTTTCAAAGTCTCTGCGAAGACTGGGTCAATGACCAACCAACGTCCTGCAGTGTCAACAAACTGCTGATCGAGCAAACGAGCCATACGAGCAATAACCTGCAATGGTGATGCAGAAGTTGCGACGATAGACTGTGCGCCCGGAAGACGAGGAACAACAGGAATAGCTTCACCAGCGTCGCCGTTAGTGATGCTGAAGTCTGTAGCGTCCAACTTCATAGAAGCGAGAAGCTCATCAGAACCTGCACTGTCGATAGCCTTCGTGCCGTTAACTGTAGTGTTTACAGTGTCACCGGCAGAGTGAAGTGCTGACTGAGTAAAACCTGAGAGGTACGCAAGTACTTCTTGGTCATACTGGTCACGCAAACGATACGCCGCACGATCAGTAGCCATCTGCATGAAGTTCACGTGAGAGTGCGCTTCTTCGATGTCATCCATCTTGAATGCGAAGTAGTTTGACTTGTCAATTACCAGTGAGAAATCTTCATCGTCAAGATCTTGTGCTGTGATTTGAGTACCACGAGCATAAGCCTTTACTGAAATCTCAGGCTCTTTGATGATACGAACAGTGTCACCCATCTGGGCGATTTCACCGAAGTAATCATTGTTAGTGATGTCTTCAACAGTAGAAGACTTACGGAAAGCAAGTTGTACCTGCTTTGAATATATGACTGGACTAAAGTTGCCATTGGGCAGTGAACCGTATCCAGCCGCAGTTGTGAATGCCATTTTGACATCTCCTTATTGGCTGTTTTTTACAATGGATTTACATAGATGTAAAAATAACTCTTCCGAGTATTCTTGTTTCATCTTGTTGACGGCAGTACAGACTAATTGAACATTACTTCTTAAGTAATCTTTAGAGCTATCAATCC